ATGTATAATACATTAGAAAGTGCTGCAATGAAGTCTTATTTACAAATGTTTGTAGATTTAGATGGTTTATTAGAAGTTTCATTTACTAGTGATGATTTAATATCAATTAATTCAATTGAACCAGTTGCTAACTATACATTTAATGTTCAATCTGAATTAAGTAACTTAAAACAAACACTTGAGATTGAATTACCTACTGGATATACTCAAGTACAAAACAAAATATTAGTTAATGCATCAAGATATAGTGAAGTAAAAGTTGGTGATTTCTTATTAGCAGATAATAGTGATTTCACTCCTGCATTAGGACAAACAAACCTAAGAAACTTAACAAGAATCTTGAGTAAAAGACAATATGCTGGTGATACTAGTTTAACTGAGATTACTTGTGATGCTAAAATCTTAAAAACATCATATACTAATCCTCTAACTGGTTTATTAGATTATCAAACAACAAGATACTCAACAGTTGACCAATATACAACGACATATAAAGGTATTTCTTTAAAAGGATTTAGAGTTAGACAAGCTTCTTTACCTGATGGTACTGAAACTAAACAAAATCAAATCTTAAACTTGATTGCAAAAGGAACACCATTGTTCAAAGCGTTAATTAATAAAGAAGCATTTGACTTTAGATATTTAGTTGACTCATTTGGTTTAGGTTTAACTGAAAGATCAAAACAACAATTAGTAGATATTTGTGGTGAGAGATTGAATGTATTTGGTTTCATTAATATGCCATCATTAAAATCATTCAAAAACTCTTCATCTCCAAGTTTCGTAAACACAGAAGGAGTATTACAAGTAGATTTTATTGCTAAAGGTGGAGACCCAGAAAGTAATCCTGCATTCCTTTACTCATTCGGTGATGGAAATGGAGTATCAACAGTTGGTTATTTCACTCCTTATGTAACAGTAAATGATAATGGTAGACCATTAGATTTTCCACCTGCTGCATATGTTGCGACAACTTATATGAGAAAACATACTTCTATTGTAAGTAATATTACACCTTGGACAATTGCTGCTGGTGTTACAAATGGTAGAGTTACTAATATTGCTGGTGTTGAACACGATTTCAACCCAACAGATATTGAGTTCTTAAACCAAGCACAAATGAACCCAATTGTATTGAAAAGAAACAGAGGATATGTAATTGAGACTGAGAATACTGCATTAACAATCTACAAATCAGCATTATCTTTAATCCACGTGAGAGAAGTATTAGTTGAGTTAGAAAGAGAACTTGCTGCAATGTTGCTTGATTACCAATGGAAGTTTAATACTCCTGATGTTAGAGCTGAAATTAAATTAAGAGCTGATGTTATTTGTGAAACTTATGTAAACAAAAATGGTTTATATAACTACTTCAACAAAATGGATGACGAGAATAATACAGTTGATATTATCGATAGTCAAATTGGAGTTCTTGATACTTATGTAGAACCAATCAAAGGTATGGGTATCATTGTAAACAATGTTACAATTTTAAGAACTGGTGCTATTGCAGCTGGTGGTTTCATCAACGCATAATCACTTAATAAATATTAAAAACCCTTAGAGAAATCTAAGGGTTTTTTATTTTAAACCAATTTGTTATTATTTAATATAATAGAGACATTGATTATGTCAATATATAAATAAAAAATAATAATTAATTATGTCAGATACAAATAAAGATATGAGCGAAGAAGATTACTTAATGAGACACTTAGGTGATATAGAAGCTGGTAAAAAAAATACAAACACATTTTCTGATAATGTTGCGGAACCTGTTATTGAAAGTACACGAACAAGTGACTTACAATACTTAACATTTGATGTTAGAGACTTTCCTTGTGGTAAATTCTATCCTGTTGGAACTATGTTTATGGTTAGAGCTGCACAAGTTAGAGAAATTCAAGCTTACTCTATGGTAGATGATAATAACTTCTATGATGTTGTTGAGAAGATGAATGATATGTTACAAGCTTGTGTAAGAATTAAATATACTGATGGTAGAGTTGGTTCTTTCTTAGAAGTAAAAGATCAAGATAGAATTTACTTAATCTTTTTAATTAGAGAATTAACATTCCAACAAGGTAATTCATTATCTGCAAATGCAAAATGTACTTGTGGACAGGATGTTGCAATTGAATTAAAAAGAGAAAACTTTAGATTTCATAAAATAGATGAGAAATTGGATAGATTCTATTCACCTGCATCAAATTCGTTCTCATTTAAAACAATTAATGGAGGTCAGTTTGAAGTTACTCCACCAAATATAGGATTACAAAAAGCATTTACTGATTATATTATCAAAGAAAATAATGAGAAAAAAGCTCCTAATTTATCTTTCTTAAAAATCATTCCATTTATGTTAAATGGAAGAACATCTATTACTATGGATGGTATTAAAGCAAAGTTAACAGAGTTTGAACAAATGGATGATATTTCATTCCAGTTCTTAAATGCTGCAATCGGTAAAATGACTTTTGGAATCGAAAAATTAGGTAAGGTTTGTAGTTGTGGTGAGGAGGTTACCACAGAAATGCAGTTTCCCAACGGAACGTCAGGTATTTTCGTTATTCATGATGCCTTTGAAGCATATATTAAAGAATAAATTATTGCTTCAAAAACACTTCCATACACAAGAATCCGCAATGGATTTGTGGCCTTTTTGGATGCTTGAAGAAAACATTAAATTAGTTAATGAAATTCTTGAAGAAGAAGATAGTAATAAGAAGAAGGAAGAAGAATCTCAAAGAGGTTCAATGCCAGATACGAGTTCTATGATGAGAAATGCTCAGAGTATGACAAACAATATGCAAATGCCAAAATTCTAAAATAAAAAAAACTCATCGAAAGATGAGTTTTTTATTTTTATAAAGTTCTTATTAATAACCTGAAACCAACGGTGGGCTGATTGTAAAGTTGTTATCAATATACTCATCAATGAAGTAATCATATGTGAAATCTGCTAATACAGTTTCAATGATGTTATTTTGTGACCAGTCTAAGTCATAACCTTGTAATTTAGTTATTTGACAGTTTTGGAATGTTACTCTTCTTAATACAACACCTTTTTTATCGTGTTGATTAACAATAATAGTACCAATAATATCACTCTTATAACTAAGAGCTCCATTTTGAGAGTTAAATACTAAGTCATACCAAGCTTTCATTGTATTCCAATTCTCCATAGATCCTTGTTGATTAACATTTACCTGTACAGGTATTTGTATAGTCCCAGAAGTTTTGGTAGGAGTTGTAACGAACTCTCTTGTAGAGTATTTGAACCTTTGTTGTTTAGTGGCAACACCTTCAAACTCAGTTAAGTTTAAAGAAACTTTAGTTGCATTTTGTAACAACAAGATCGGGTCTCTACCTTGTGCTTGTAAGATAACAGGTAATATAAATGTTATCTCAAATAGGTTTAAATATACTACTTCATCTGGTAGTGTACCTGGCCCCCCAGGTGAACCTACTCCTTGTAATTGGGTAAAGTGAGGTAATGGCATGTCTTTTTTAATTATTTTTTGTTTAACTTGATTAACAAATTATTAAAATTATATATTAATCTTTTTGTATTCTCTATGATGTATATATTATAATAAAAAAGTGATTTTTTTCTAACTTTGTAGATAAATATCATATAAATAAAAAAGAATTTTTATTAATGAGAGTTTTTATGATAACTGACACTCATTTCGGTATTTATCTTAATAATTTAGATAAGTGGTTGAATATGATGGAGTCAACATTTTATGAGTTTGTTATTCCTTACTTAAAAGAAAATGTAAAAGAAGGTGATGTTCTAATACACCTTGGTGATTTATTTGATAATAGAACTAGTTTACCTATTATTGTTTTAAATAAGGTAGAGAAGATACTTAGAGAACTAGCCGAAATTCTTCCTGTTCATATAATGGTTGGAAATCATGATCTTTGGAATAAAGGATCTAATGAAGTAAACTCTGTTAGATTATATGGTTATATCGATAACATTACAGTATATGAAGAAACGACAACATTAGATTTAGGTGGTCAAAGAATCGTTTTAATGCCTTGGGTTGAGAAACGTTTAGATATGGTAAATGAGATTAGATCTAATCAAGGAGATTATCTAATGTGTCACTCTGATTTGAATGGATGTAAAATGCACCTTAATTCAGTTGCTCATAGAAACGCTGATAAGATTGATGTAGAAGATTTTAAGTCATATAAGAGAGCTTTTTCTGGTCACATACATATTCGTCAAGAGAATAGTAATTTCACGTTTATAGGATCTTTATATCAAATGGATAGAAATGATTATGGTGATCAAAAGGGAATAACAATGTTAGATCTATCTGATGATGAAGTTAGCTTTATTCCAAATACATATTCACCCGTATTCAGAAAATATAATGTTATTTCAGAAACTGATGTTGATGGATTAGATGCTTTAAGAAATTCAAAAGATTATATTGATTTGTCTATTTCAAATAACTTACTTATTAGTAATAGAAAATTAAGAAGAAAATTAGAAGTTCTATTGGAAAATAGTGGATTCTCTTCAGTTGATTATATTGATGATATAGTTACTAAGGTTGACGAATCAGTTGACTCAACACCTGATGAAGAATTTGATGAAGAAAAATTAGACATTTCTATACAACTTGATTATGCCGATTATATAAAAGAGTATATAAATAAACAAAAGTATGATAATGATACTTTTAGAGAAGGAGTGGTAACTGAATATGATGAGGTTATTAGAATTTATAACGAGAACTATAGTTCTAAAAAAGATTAAAAATGAGAGCAGAAAACGTATTTGAAAGAATTACAAATGGAATACTATACAATCGTAATTTAAAAGTTTATACAAAGGATTATTTACAAGGAATTGTAATAGAACTTGAACAACAAGAGCAGTTTGAGAAATGTATAGAACTAAATGATTTTATAAGTAAAAGATTTAGTCACGAACTAAATTACAAAAACCCTATTAAATAATAGGGTTTTTATTTTTAAAATTTTATAAATAATACTTGTACTGGTATACCAAGTTGAAGAGCTATAGTAGACCTTTTGTGTCCTCCAATCAATCTATTATCATTACCTTGATTGTCCTTTAAGTTTATAACAAAGGGCGTGGGTAAAGATATTTTACCATTATTTTTAATCAAATCATCATAAGTTATTAAGTATCGTTCAACATCTGCTTTAATTGGACAAGTAGGTAATGCACTTTTTAGTTCTTCAATACCTTTTATACCTTTATTTTTAACTTGAAAAGAACCTTTCCATCCTCCCTTTCCAGATGTACTACCGAATATTTTTGTTAAATCTCCCATATTTCCGGTTGAATCAACATCTTTCCAAGTAACTACACTACATGATTTTATAAAATTTGATACTTCTTTTATACAAGTTGGATCACCGCCCTCTACAATACCATCTTTATCTGGAACACCAACTATATCCTTTTTAAATTCAATGTTTCCAAATCCTAAACTTTCAGGATTTTTATTTAACAATAGTTTTTTAATTTCTTCCTTATCGGTTGTTTCTTTTTTAAGATAATTTTTTACTACATAATGAAAAACACTAGGTATTTTAGCATAAACCCTATCAAAGTTATCTGGTTTAAAAAACAACTCCATATTATTTATCAACTCATGTAGTTCTGATAAAATTGTTTTATCATCTGGTGTAACCCAATCGATTTCAAATTTCATCTCATTTTCATCTAGTATGAATGATTCATATACTTTTAAATACCTCATAATTTTTGTAATTTTATTTTCAAATCTCCAGTTCCTTTTATAACTCTGTGATAAACTCCCATTGGTATAAAAACTTCACCTTGAATAACTTTTGGTAATTCATCATCTAATTGTACTTGCCAATCTGTTTCACCAATAGATTCAATTATCCTATCTTCTCTATCTCTGTGCCATTGATAATCTCCAGAGTCAGTATTTTGTTTAAACTCTCTGATAAATATATTATCTGATATTATTTCTTCTTTAAACGGTAACATTATAAAATCTTATTAATTTTTTCAATTGAGGATTCATCAAATATTGCCACATTTTTAGAACCTCTTTCTGCAACCATAAATCCATCATATCCTTTTGACTTTATTTGATTGATAATTGGATCACATTCTATTATTTGCCAAGAACCATTCTTTATTAGCCAAAGATAGTTATAAACAGTTTGTGAAAAATCTTCTAAATCAAATTCCTTTTCGGTATCATAATCAAATCCTTTGAATCCTTTACCTCTATTTGCTATAAATTTTTTACCATTTGTAGGATCTTCATATTTATCATCTATCATTTTTTGTAATATTGATTTAAGTTCTAACTCTTTCATAGTCTTTACTTGCATCGGATCACATATTTTTAGATTTGACTTTATTTTTATTTCCCAAACGGCTCCTTCTGGAAATTGTTCTCTTTCATCGAATCCTGCAAAGTTTTTTGCAAAGTCTAAATTACTTGTTAAAAATATAGCACCTGCAAATCTTTTTCTCTTTGGTGGAAAATCTCCTTTTCTATTACCATGATATAACTTTTCTTCTATAGATTCAAATATTTTGTATTCTTTTAAGTATTTCATTCTATTATGTTATTTTTATTGCATCAAGCTTTGGTTTTACTATCATATAGATACCCACAGATATTACCAATGTGTCTAATACATTTAGTATTGAACCAACGTATGGTATTTTCATAACTGCGGCTTTTATACCTTTTGTAATATCTTCTCCATTAAATCCTACCATTTTCCAAACTTCATCCATCGATTTATCTTGTATTGAGTTAGTTAGTTCATCAAAACCACTTGCCTTTGAGACAAAATCTTTAAATTTATTTATACTACCTAAAACTTTATAAAAAATATATAACTCTAATATTTGAAATAGAAATACGAAAGATTTTCCAAATCTACTCATAGATTCTGATTTACCTGTTGTCAACCAACAAAAAAATTTATCCATTAGTTGTGATAGTTTACTTATTCCTTGTTTCATTAAATCCTCGATTTTTGGAATCCAATTAAATGGTGGATAAGTCATTATTTTCTCACCTAATCTTTGTAAAAATGATTTTTTTTCTTCTTCACCATTATCCTCTAATAAAAAATTATCATCTAAATAAATAAGTCCTTCATTAGTTCCTAAGTTTAATACACCTGAAAATGTTTCTGATAATCTAGTCACTAAATCTGTTATAATTTGACCTGATGCTATATATTTTAGTAGTTCTGATATACTCGTTATATAAGATTTTAGTTTAATTAGTTTTTTATTTTCTATAAATTCGATTAGTGGTTCTATAAATCCACTATCTTTTAACGCATGTTCTTTTATTTTCTGTTCCATTGATAAAAATTGTGTCTTAACATAATTACCAATTTGTCCTGCTAGTGATTTTGCAAAATCTAATACATCTTTTGCTTTTTTTGCTAAATCAACTAATAGTTCACCTGCTTTAGATTTTACTGCTAAAACTCCTCTCTTACCTTTATCTA